ATCGTAAATAAGCTATCAAGCGTTGATCTGGTCAGCGTAAGAGCTATCGGTGTGTCGGGCTATATGAATTATAAAGGTACGGTAGTTGCGTGGAGAACAAAAAACATTAGTGGGACTGTTATTACTTATTTGGGACCGGAGGATTAAGAATGAGCAATTTAGAAATCAGGGAATTTAGTCAGGCAATTACAAACTTTGTGGAAGCATCTCCGTTGCCGGAGGAAGTCAAGCGTATGGCATTACAGGAGAATTTGGCACGTCAGGAGCAAAAAGCCAGAGATGCATTACTGGCGGAAATTGCGGATCGGGATGAGGCCGAGGTTGCAAAACAGGAGGTGAAGCAGGATGCAGAGAGCGTATGACTGGGAAGAGAACTATTGGGAGAATAAGCCATCGACCAAGACACCAGTAAATAAAACCAACTTGGACAAGCTAAGTAATGCGACTCGCATTATTGACGAGCGTGTGATTACACTGGATCTGACTAAGCTGTCAACTACAGAGGCTAATGGGATGATCACGGGAATTACCATTAATCAGGATAATGGCGATATTACGGTTACTTATTATTCTGGAGCAACCAAGGTATTACATACCCTGATGGCACAGATTGCCATCAACTTCGGCTATGATCCGGTTACCGAGCAGCTTATTATCTACTTAAAAGATGGAACAGAACAGTACATAGATATGTCTGCACTCATCACGCAGTTTGAATTTTTAGACTCGGATACTATTTATTGGACCATCGGGGAAGATGGCAAGGTAAAAGCTGATATAAAGAAAGGGAGTATTACGGCGGATAAGCTGCAGCCGGATTACCTGGCGGATATTACCGTACAAGCAGAAACGGCAACACAGCAGGCATCTGCGGCGGCATCATCTGCAGCACAGGCCAAGATAGATGCGGATCGAGCAGAATCGTATGCAAAAATCACTGAACCTAAGTTCTATCTGGATGAAACCACGATGAACCTTTATATGAAGGATGGCGCAGGAGTGGATTTTGTAGTAGTTGATAATGTTTTATATTGGAAGGTAGCATAAGGAGGACAATGACATGGCAGCACCGGAAGGTTACAATGCTCTCGGGAAAATCGGAATATCTTACAAAGGAGATTACGACTCCAATACCACATATGAGCGACTGGACGCGGTTGAACATAACGGCAGTACATATCTGGCTATTAAAGATGCTCCGGACGGAGCTCCCAGGGATGATAAGGTAAACTGGATCTATCTGGCCAAAGGGTTCAGCGGTGACATCGGAGATTCCGAGATCGCGTTTACTGAGGCGGAGAACCGCGAGAACATTAATACGGGCGAGAGCGTAAAGACGGTCTTTGGCAAGATTAAAAAGTTTTTTGCGGACTTGACCGCACCGGCATTTGCACAGATGATCACCACAAAGGAGGATCTGTTAGCTACCAAGGCTACCGGATATGTGCCAGATGCCAAGGCGGTAGCAGATGCATATACTGAGTTAAATGGCAATTTAAATGGTTTGAAATTTGCATCAATATCAACATCTGTTACTCTATTAGTGGCGAATAAACAGTCCTTTTTAGGCTCCTTGTCTGACTTTGGATTGCCAAACAATGCAAATGTATTTGGGGTGTTTGCAAATTGTGATTGGGCAGTTAGTGTAAGATTTGCAAGTAATAGCAAGTTTTATGCATATCAAATTGCAAATGTTAGCAATGATGCAACATTTATATTAAATTTTGTTGTGGCATATAAATAATTAATTAATCCAAGGTATTGGGCTGCTTCTTCAAATAAATCTCAATCTGACAAATATGAGAAACTGGCAGAATAATACCGTTCCGTTGATGGGTTTAATATTATCGTACCATTAGATTTATTAATATAAATATTATGATTGTTGCCGCTTGTACCACCTGTTGCATTTGCTCTAACATACGCATTTTTAGGGTAATATGTCTTTGCAATATTGGTAATGATTAATGATCCGCTAGACTGCTCAGATGTAATTTGTACGCCTATTGTGACAAATACCCTGTTACCAATTTTGGAAATGCTATTATCGGAACTCCACGATACACAATTTACTAAAGTCAAATCGGCATCTTGGTTTAACTTGCCATTTACAGAAGGAGTGATTGAATAATGGGTGGAGATTAGCAGTAGAAAATCAGAAGGCGGGCGCGGCCAGAACAGCGCTAGAAAGGAGTCATGTTATGGGCTATATCAAATTTAAAAAGAAAAAGACCGTTACAAAGGCCATTGTGTCAGAAGAGAGTCCTCACGTGATCCGGATCACCGGAGACAACATCACAATAAATACTGACGGCTTCCGTCTCTATTTGGACGCAGATTGCAAATATCCGCTGGATAATGGTGAATATGCGGCATACACAACTTTATTCCGCAAGGGAGACGGCTGGTACGAGCTGTCCGATGACGGCTCTGTATATATTGAGCCAGTTGCACCGGTGCAACCGGAGCCCACAGAAGAGGAGCTTGCGGAGTTGGCAAGGCAGAGGCAGATTAGTCAGGTAAATGCACAAATCGCAGATCTCAAGAACCGGATCGCAGCCAGCGACTATAAGGTAATCAAGACTTACGAGTATACACTGATGGGAGAGCAGACTGAGTATGATATGGAAACTGTCCATGCAGAACGGCAGGCTCTTCGGGATCAAATTAACATATTGGAGACACAACTGGCAGATCTGACCGCAGAGTAGGAGAAAATCTATGAGAGTGAGAGACGGTCCCAAACAATTACATAGTAACCAAAAGCCATGAGCCGATTGTTTCCCGCAGGGAGGTGACCGGCTCTTATCTTTATTGAGTGAGGTGCGACATGAATGAAACCGAAATGGAACATCGGATCACAGAAGTAGAAGCCAGAGCAAAATCCAATACTCATCGGATTGATAAACTGGAGAGAGTGACTGAAGAGATTCATACCATGTCAACCACAATGATCCAGTTGGTAGAGGAAGTAAAACACACTAACGAGACGGTATCCAGCTTAAACCAGAAAGTTGAAAAGATGGATAGCCGTGTGGATGATATGGAGCGTGCCCCGGGAAAAGAGTGGAGCAACGCAAAACGAACACTATTTAATACTGTAGTAGGAGCAATCATTACATTCTTGGTTACTGGACTGATTTTCGCAGAGAGGATAACATTATGGATTTATCATTTTTATTGCAACTCGTAGACCCCATCATTTTAGGAATCTGCCTGCTGACAGGCTATGTGCTTAAGGAAGCATTTGACAAGTTTCCCAACAAGTTTATTCCGCTTGCATCCCTGAGCATGGGAACCATCATTGCAATCATTATACACCTGCAGGCCGGTATCAATGCAGAGGTTGTACTGGGAGGTATGATCTCCGGGCTGGCGGCCACTGGTATGTACGAACTGTTGAGGAACCTGCTGGACTTTGACGGAAAGAAGGAGGAGTAACATGAAACAGGCATTATATAAAGGACCCGACATTTCCAAACACAACGGAAATGTCAACATCAAGAAGGTACGCGATGCAGGATACAAGCGTATCGGCATCCGGGCAGGGTATGGTAAAAATAACGTTGATGAGAAGTATGTCAGCAATGCGCTTGCATGCGTAAATCTGGGAGTTTTAGCCATTATTTACTGGTTTTCTTATGCGTTTTCTGAACTCATGGCAAGAAACGAAGGGGACTATTGCTGTGATCAGGTCGAGAAATATTGGGAAAAATGTCCTGTCGCATATGACTGCGAATATGACACTGTACGCTATGCCAGAACTAAGGGGGTAAATATCACCAAAGAACTGGCAACGAATATGGCTATTGCGTTTTTGTCGAGAGTAAAGGAAAGAGGACACGTCCCGGTGATTTACACCAATCGGGATTACCTTAAAAATTACTTTGATATGGACAAGATTGTGGCAGCGCTGGGAAAGGTGTATGTGTGGTATGCTAGGTACGGAGTGTCTCTGAGCGAAGCTGAACTGAATCTGGCCGATATCTGGCAGTATACGTCCTCTGGAGTTGTGCCTGGAATCAGTGGCAAGTGTGATATCAATATTTTTTATACAGACTTTGAAATGGTGTCAGTACCGGCGGAGCGTGAGGAAGTATGTAACATTAACATCCAGAACTTCCAACGTGCCGCAAATGCTGACGGTTACCGGGATGCAAAGGGGAGAAAGCTGGCCGAAGATGGCAAAGATGGTCCCAATACTCAGTATGTAAGACGGCAGATCTGCTTGCAGGCAAAGAAATTCGGACTGACTTATAAGGTAGGGTCCACTGGTGAAGTAGTTAAGTGGTGGCAGACACGCTGCAATGAGATTTTAGGGCATGACCAGAGCGTAGATGGTAAGTATGGAAAAGATGCGAGAAAAGAGACCATTGCAACGCAGAAAAAGCTGAATCTTACTGCGGATGGAAAAGTAGGATACAACAGCATTCAGATGGCATTCTATAATTGA